GCTCTTGCGTTTCCGCAAGTCCTACTGTACCACTAGCCCACCGGTCTGTCAATGCGTTTTCGCAAGTTTTTTATTGTTAATGTGTTGACATCTTGCCTTTTTGCAATGTGGTCATTATAATCAAGGTACGGAGGAGGTGCCGCCATGGACGTAAAGGATGTTCTCAGAAACAGAAGAATTGAACTCGGTATGACCTTGAAGCAGGTTGCTGACGCTGTCGGAGTCAGCGAGGGAACGGTTTCCCGGTGGGAATCCGGCGACATCGACAATATGCGGCGCGACCGGATCGCTGCCCTGTCGAAGGTGCTTCGGCTCGATCCGCTTATTATTATGGGCATGGAAGCTGTCGAAAAATCTCAACAGCCCAAATACTACTTTGACGATGCTACCGCCCAAGCGGCGCAGGAACTCTTCGACAACAGCGACCTTCGTGCGCTTCTGGATGCGGCAAGGGGCAACTCTCCCGCGAACCTTAAACTTGCGACAGAAATGCTTACTAGAATGAAAGGCACAAATCCTGATGGTTAAAAGTCACCCGCGAATATTCACGTACTTCGTCCGCCTGCCGGACGGGATCCACGAGGCCGTCATGCCATGCGCTGACGGTTTTACCATCTACATAGATGACTCCCTTGATGAGTACGGGCGCATGGACGCGCTCGCTCACGCCCTGCAGCATATCAAGAGCGAGGATTGGAACAAGTCGAACGTGCAGGAAATCGAGGAAAAAGCCCATGAAAGCGACTAAGAAAGCAAATGGAAAATGGCGCGTCACGATCTACGACTATAAGGACAGCACCGGTAAGGTCCACCAGAAGACCTTCACAGCCGATACCAGGCGTGAAGCCATCCGTCTGGCGAATGAGTACAAGGACGGCCCGCAGCTCTCCGATCTGACTGTCGGAGAGGCCGTGAAGGGCTACATCGATGCCAAGAAGGCGGTCCTGTCGCCTTCCACGCACCGGTCATACATGAGCATGTATAAGAAGCACTTCGAGACTTCGCTGTTCGGATCCATCAAGCTGACCGCGCTGGATACCATCTCCGCGCAGCGCTTCATTTCCGATCTGGACCTGTCCCCGAAGACGGTCCGGAACATCTGTGGGCTGCTGACCGCGTCCGTGCAGATGTATCTGCCCCAGAAGGTGCTGCCGCTCACGTTGCCGGCGCGGATCCGCCCGCAGCTGCACACTCCGACCACGGCAGAGGTCGACAGCCTGATCAGCGCGATCAGGAAGGACCGGAACCTGTACATCATGGTGCTGCTGTGTGCCTTCGGCCCGATGCGCCGATCCGAGGCCTGCGCGATCCGGTACGAAGACATAGACTACGACGCCCACGCCATCACGATCCGGAGATCACTGGTCTACAACAATGAGCATAAATGGGTGTACAAGGACACCCCGAAGACAGACACCTCCTACAGGACCATTATCTACCCGGAGGAGGTCACGAAAGCGATCGGCCATGGATTCGGCTATGTGATCTCTGACGTGACGCCTCACGCCCTCTCAGAACGGTTTGTGAAGGTCCTGAAAGCGGAAGGCCTGCCGCACTTTAGGGTGCACGACCTGCGGCACTACGCAGCCAGCATCCTGCACGCCATCGGGATCCCGGACCAGTACATCATGAGCCGCGGCGGATGGAAGACAGACAACGTCATGAAAAGAGTGTACAGGGATACGCTGTCCGATGTGGACAAAGAGATGAATGAGAAGATCAGCGACTTCTTCGGGCAGTCCCTCCGGAAGGCCTGATCTGGGTCAATTTCTGGGTCACTATCTGGGTCACTATTTCGCAATTTTTGCCATTTTTTCGCAATCTCTTGCGATATCTTGGAAAACAGAAAAACCGCGTGGTTGAGCGGATTATCGACAATCCTGTCAACCACGCGGTTTTCGCGTTTAGCGGAGAGAGTGGGATTCGAACCCACCAAAAAATCGGGTATCTGGCCTATAAATACTGCATCTCCCGGTGATCCGGGTCACTATTTAGGTCACTATTCAGCTGCCATGTCTTTCCTGATCAGCTCTTTGATGTATCCCTGTTTGCTGTCCACTTCCTCAAGCCGCCTGATGATGTCCGCATCCGTGTTGAGGTTCAGCCGGATCGACATCAGCCGGGTCGTCTTGTCCTGATACCTCTTGACCGCTTCGGTCTGTGCTTTACTTGCCATCACATCACCTCGATCTCATCGATGCATACCGGGTCGTCACCCTCTTCGATCACGGCGATGTATGCGTCCGGGTGCTCTGCCTTCTGGCTCCTGCACATCGTCTTTGCCTCTTCCAGATCGTGGGAGCCGTAGCCCCAATCGCTGTCTTCTCTGTCCATCATCACTGCGTACCACTTTGCCATTTCTTTGTCCTCCTCTTTGCGTGATTACATCGCCATGATTGCCAGTTCTACGTGCTTCTTCGCATCTTCCGATCCCTGAGTTACGACGAATTCATCGCTGATCATGTCCCAGTAGATCTTGACGTTCTGGCGCTGAAAGCGGTTGAACCAGTTGTAGCAGGTGAGATCATCGATCTCGATGTCCGCAATGTCGGAATAGTTGATGTAGTATCTGTCCATGCCGTTCTTCTGCCATCTCTTACCAACTGCCATAACCTTTTCTTTCAGCGTCATTTTTTGTTTCCTCCTTTATTTGTGCCTCTTGTTTGTTTCTGATATAAGTATATACCCATATGCCTATCTATGTCAATACCCATATTAGAAAAAATAAAAAAAAGAGGCGGATCGCTCCGCCCCTTCACTCAATCAATTCGAGTTAACTCGAGTAATAACTCACACCGTCTTAAGCCCTGCCCCCCACGACTCAGGCCCGACCACGCCGTCGACCTCGAGGTCGTGCGCCGTCTGGAAGGTCAACGTGGCTGCCTTCGTCAGGTAGCCAAACTCCCCGTCCGGATCCACGCCCACGATCATCTGCCAGACCCGGACAGCCTGCCCGGTGTCGCCCTTCTGGATCATGGGCAAGGCGGTATTGACCGCATACCGCCTGACGGTCTTAGCAGTCCCGCCGCCGGTATACCTTAACACCGTTGCCCACTTCCCGCGATAATAGGGAGTGACGGCTATCTCCTGCCCCTGGTCGCCGGGCTTGCTCGACCCATACGACTGCCCCCTGGCATGAACTATCAGCCCCTGCCCGGCATAGAGAGCCGTGTGCCCGGCAGTTCCGCCGATGTGGTACAGCAGGATGTCACCGGGCTTGAGGTTTGCACCGCTTGCGAGGTTGACGGATGCGGTCACGTCCCGGAAGCCGTGCTTCAGCAGTTCGGCTTTCATGTTCCCGGTGTAGGTGGCGTTGCCGGTGTCCGCCCCGGCGTGCTTGTATGCCGATATCACCAGACTACTGCAATCATAGTCGGGATTGCCCCATCGGCTTGCCTGACTGTATCCGCGGCTCTGGTCGTTCGCTATCTGGATTGCCCACTGTAAAGCACTCTCAGGTATTGTCATGCTCTTCCAGCTCCTCGTCATCATCGTCCCAGTATTTTGCGTCAGGATCCTCTTCCCCCGGATCGTCATCGGACAGATCCTTCGCCACCTTTTTCAATCTTCTGGTAACCCATACCGGCACCGGCAGTCCTGCCTGATCCAAATTCTCACAGACTGATATCACCTCCATAATGATGATATAGCCTGCAATAAATGCGGGGACATCGAACGGCAGGCTGATCGCTGCATAGATCACATAGGCGATCACGATCACCAGCAGCTCCCCGCTCTTCCGGAAGAGGCCGACGCGCATCTTCGTACTGTCCCATGTGCCGTTGATCGTTGCCTGGATCCATCCCGTGACGATGTCTGCGGCCATAAGGACCAGTGGCAGCAGGAGGATCCAGTAGCGATGTGTAAATGTGATGTTCTGCAGTGATTCCATAAGAATACCTCTCTTTCTCAATAAAAAAGGCACCCCGCTGCGGGATGCCTAAAAATGATCATGCTGTAAACTTTTGGTACGACGCCTTAACTTTTGAATCATCCGTTTGGACGTACACCATAGTCGTGTTGATGTTTGCATGTCCGAGGAGCTTCTGGATCTCTTGGATCTCCATCCCGCGCCTCGCCAGATTCGTGGCGAAGGTCCGGCGGAATCGGTGCGGGTGCACATTGGCGACTCCGGCCCGCTCCGCGATCGTGTTTAGAATATGCCGGATCCCGTCGGATCCGAGCGGCGCGTGATTCTTATTATAGAACAATGCCGGCCCGTCTTCCTTCCGCTGCCTCAGATAGCTGAGCAGATGCTTCGCAGCTACGGCCGTCGTGTAGGTGATCCGCTCCTTCGATCCTTTACCGTGCACTACATGGACCGCCAGCGTGTTCAGATCGATGTCCTGCACTTCCATGCTGGACAGCTCTGAGACCCGAACGCCGGTTGATACCAGCATCTCGATCAGGGCCCTCTCTTTGATCGACCGGCAGGAGCTGCGGAGCGCATCCAGTTCTACATCGCTGAAGGCCTCCTTCACTTCCTTCGGGCACTTGATCGGCTTGATCTTGGAGACCGGATTCTTCGGGATCACCTCGTCATCTGTCAGCCACTGGAAGAACGCAGATAGGTTTGCCCGAGTGTTCTCCAGGGAGCTGTTCGACAGTCCGCGTTCCTTCTCGATCGCCAGGAAGAAGCGGACGTCATATGCCCCCATCTCCGGGAACGGCTTCCGGATCAGATCGGACAGCTTCCTGGCCGTCCGTGTGTACTGGTATGCTGTTTTCTTACTCTTTCCGTCCACCAGCAGACAAGCCTGATACCTGCGAATCAGCTTCTCGTTGAGATCATCCTGCGGCACCAGATCAGTGCAGCGTTCTGTGATCTCATACTCTGACAGAGCCTTGATCACGATGTTGGAGATCAGTGCGATCTCTTCCGGATCGTATCTGCTGGTAAGTGCTTCTTCGACTTCCTGGATAAACCTCATGCGATAATCGGACATAAAAAAACCTCCTTTGACATCTCAAAGCAGGCATGGTACGATGACCTTGCCTACGGGCCGGAGTCGCGCATCTATGATTGCAGTCAGGAGCGCGGCTCCTTTTCTTTAGTTATGTCCGTATATTATCGGAAGATTCCCAGAAAGTCAATTCCTTCGGTTCTTAGTATTATTGCCCTTTAAGTTAGTTGTAATACTGCGTTAAAGGTGCTTTACAGGCTTGCCATCCATGATTCAATTTTCGGAACATAGTATGCCTTGTAACCTGCTTCGTTTGGATGCCACCCATCGCCGTCCTTTGTATATGCTGTTTTTAGGCTGTCAACATATCCGAGTGGTGGGCATTCGACATTTAAGTCACAGACTGGAATTCCCCACTTCTTACAAGCATTTATTGCTATCGTATATCTGTTCATTGTATCGTTCCCATTGGATGTGAATGATGCCGTGCACTTGTGAACCGCAATATATCCGATCTTTTTCCCCTTAAATCTATTAAGTGCCTGTTTGAGCATTGATTCAAATGCCTGTGCATATTTTGTATCATCAAGGGCGGATGTATAATCATTTACATCTGGTACTGTGCCTATGCTTGTAACACTGTCATTTACACCACCTTCAAGTATGACATAATCGGCATCTGCTCTCATGTTTTCTATGGTTCTGCAAATCCAATGCCTTGGTTTTCCATCAGAATAATAGGTTTCTGCAGTTATAGTGCCACCACCTATCCCGATATTTTCATAGATCATAGCGTTTCGTTCAGCGATTATTTTACCGTAACCACCTGCATAACCTGCGCCCTGACAAATGCTGTCGCCATTAAAAGACACTATCTTGCCGTATAATTGCGGGTATTTCATATTGGGCAAGGTAAAACCATATTCAGCATAATACCCATTATAGTTATCATATTCACACATAACTATTGCATCGGGATTAGTGCCAAGATTTACCCTAACATATCCGCTAAGCCTTGCCGTGAAGGAATCCATTGAGCTATATGTGGGATCCTGTATCAAAGATGAAGATTCTGTAAAAGGTTCAAGGTTTTCATTTAAATAAATATATCTTCTTCCAGAACCAAGCCCTGCAGCATGTGTCAAAAGATATTTAACACCTTTTTTAACTTTGATCGGTGCTGATATATAATAATTGTTTGCAGATGTAATGGCAGTTGAGATGTAGCAATTCGTCAAAACATCAGGCGACCTTTTATCAATAAGATTACAAGATTTTATATAATTTACATCGGAAATGGTCTGTTTATGATCTTTGTTATCAATCGAAATTATATCTGTTTGATAGGGCACATAATTTTGATATATAGGCTCATCAGGCAGATTTGCACTTTCGCACACAACACAAAAATCTTTTTGGTATCCTTTATATGATGATGCCTGGGAGCCTAAATTTAATTGAATAAAGCATGTTTCTGGTGGAGTAAATGTTATAAACTGCTCTCTTTCGATTGGACTGGTCCATGCAGTAGCATCAAAAGAACCTAAAACATTTTCGCCAGACGCATCAACTATAAATACTTTTAAATTTTCTCCATATGAGTTATTAAAGCGAATGGCTTTGTACTCTACACCTGCTTTTACTGCGATTGGATGAGTTATAAAAAAGTGTGTGCCTGTTGCTTGTACTAACACTCCAATATTATTACGATAGCAATCATCCTTGTTTCTTGCATCGTTTTTGTTAAAAAGATTAATCCCTCTTTTTATTGTTGTGTCGTAAAATACAGACGATTCAAACTCGCTTAAGTTGTTATTTATATTCTCAATATTTTCCGCATTGTCCTCTATTTTTGTTCTTAACAAAAACGGGCGAATAACAAATGATGAACTAGGAGGGGATGTAATTCTGTAACCAAGATACAGAGTTGCATCTGATTCCAAAACTATTCTTTTCGGTTTTGCCGTATTATTTGTAACTACCGCTTCGTGATAACTTTCTGTGGTGCTTAAATACGAATAGCCTTGTGGCACTCCATAAAGCAAATAAGACCCAGCTTTAACAAGGACAGCACCGAAATTGCTTCGCCCATAATCCGTAGTGCCTATCGTGTAACTTCCGTCACCATTTGATGCTACAGCCGTATTATTTCCACCTAATTGCAACGTATTAAAGATATTTTCACCATTATCTATTGCGGTATAGATATAACTTATATCTTCCTTTAACGAAGATATGTCGTTCTTGTTCTCGGCGATCTGTGCCACCGATCCCGACACTGTCTCCGCCGCCGCTTCCGCCCTCTGAGCCGCCGCCTCAGCTGCCGCCGCAGAGGTTTCATGCAACGTGAACGTTTTGTCGTCTAACTGAAACTCAATCATGCGATCACCTCCTCACGGAGCACCTCTCTCACCATAGTCGTGAAGACCTCCGAAGCCATGGCGTCACCGTCCGATGTTAGAACCCTTAACTGGATGCCCGCCGGCTTGTCAGGCACCAGCCGCAGCGTCTCTTCCTGTGTCAGCGTGACCGTGATCGTGGATCCGCTCGCCGTGCAGTCACTGCTGTCCTTGTCGATTCGGATGTTGTCGTACCGCTGACTGACCGTCACCCAGTACTCCGACAGCGTGCTGGCCTCGAACGGCAGCGTGAATGTCAGTGTTGGTGTAGTGCCTCTGTACATGTCTTTACCTCCTATTACCGCTTTAAGCGCCCGATTGCGACCCACCGGACAAGGACGTATACAGCGATTGACGATGCGTTGTGGATGCTGATTTTGTATCCACGAGTGTCCACGGACTCTGTCGATACAGTGACCCTGCCGATCTGGGGCGAAGAGTTGGAAGTCTGCAATTCCGTGAAGAAATTTGGCGGCGTTAAAAACTCTGGGCCAAACGTACCAATTGCACCGCCGGTAGCCCCGGGCTCGATCGTCATAGCGCCGCCGATGTCTCCGGACAGGATATAAGGCACCTTGTCAAGCCTGTTTTCGAGCTCTCTGACTCGCTCAATCAGCGCCGAATTCTCCGCTTTAACGACCGCAATGTTCTTCACATCGTTCGTGGGCGGAGCGGTATCATTCCCGGTCACCCACGCCCTTCCGCCGGAGACCCGGACGCGCACCCGGTCGCCTACCTTGGCGGATATCGTGAGCGCACAGGGCGTGTCTGATATCTGCGACCCGGTCAGGCGCACGTACGCCGTTCCGCCGTCCACGCGGGTGACCGTGCCGGTGTAGTCAGTGCCGGTGCGCTTCTGCTTCTTGAGCATCTTCACAAGATCGTCCATTGCGCTCATACCATCACCACCTCTTCCTGCGTTCGGCACCCGTGTCCGAGCGTGATCGTCTGTCTGCTGATCCGGAAAACCCCGTCTATCTTGTATCTGGCAAGATGCAGGTTCACGAGATCCCCGACCGTCGTATCCGGCTGGAACCGCCTCGTGTACCCTACCGTCCGGGCGGGTGCCTGCGCTTCCTTGAGTCTCTCGAGGACGTACTCCCCGAGGCTCTTGTCATCGGACAGCGTGACGCCGGTCTCCGATGCCCAGATCTCCCCGGTGCCGCCCCGGAGTGCCTTCCGGCTGACCGTGGACAGAGCGCTGTCCGGATCGTCGTCCCGGGCGATGGCGTAGATGTCGCCGGTACTCGCCCGGTAGCAGTTGGGCACGCTGTACCAGTCCTGCGTGTCTGAGATCGTCAGCTCCACGCTGTCGTGATCCATAGCGTCCAGAGTCAGCAGAGCATTGACGGCAGGCGGCTCTATCGAGATGCTGCCGTCCCCGCCGATCCTGATCCGCCAGCCGATGGCTCTGACGATCTGCTGAGCGATGGACAGGTGCGTGTCCGCGTCCTCTGCCACGATCGGCTCCATCAGCTTCGGACCGTCCTCCTGATAGAAGACCGGAGCGGGCCCGACGCCAAGAAGGCCGGCAGCCACTCTCGCGCCTTCAGCTCCCGCCGGAACGTAGTAGCCGCATTCCACCAGAACGTCGTCCGCTGGCTTGAGGACGCTGTAGCAGGTCGCCTGGTAGGTCTCGCGCACGCCGTCAAGATCACGTCGGGGCGTGGAAGCCAGCCCTGTGTAGACCGGCACCCGCGCCCCGCTGTTTCCCTGTTTTGCTTTTAAATACACGCGGAGCCAGCACTCCCCCGGGCTCTCTGTGAGCGTCAGGTTGGCTGACTCCTGCAGGTCATCTTCTGATCGGGACACCGTGCCCGCCGTGAAGCGCAGCTCGTCGGTGTCCATCCATGTGATCGGATCGACTTTCCGCAGCTCATAGAGGGCGGAAAAGCCTCTGTGCCAGTTCATATGCCACCCCCTACAGGATGCGTTTCAAGCCATTCGTCCAGCGTCATGCCGTCTGGCTCCTGCGGATCCACCGCCTGAATGGCCAGCTGGTAGCTCACCCGCTTGCTCTTGTAGTCCATGCTTTCACGCACCTGAATGTCGCAAGCAAACGAGGACCCGTCCGGTGTGCGGATGTGCGCCGCGCCGGCATAGCCCGCGAGGTCTCGCATGGCCAGCTGTTCGTCAAGGTCTCTGCCCCGAAGGAGCACCGTCCGGGCGGACAGGTCCCGCGTCACCGCCGGGTTCCAGTCACCCTGGACAGATCCGCCAAGATAGCTGGTGCGCTCGAAGTCCTTGGACCACGAGTTGGTCAGTTCGATGTTGTACGGCAGCACGATCTGCCGGCCGTCCACGTCGATGACCATCTTCTTCTCTTCCAGGATGTCGCCGTCCTCGGAGTCGGCGTCATACCACGCCAGACCGTCCTCGGTCACGTATGAGCCATCAGGCGATATGCACACGATCCTGTGACCGCACATCTCTCCGAAGCCCGGATAGGGATCCACGTACGTCTCCCCGAAGGTCGCGCCCCTGTAGACCAGCTCCGGCTTGTCTGCCGTGATCCGGTAGACGTCGCAGGTGCAGTTGGCTTGTGCCCACTGGCTCGGTACCGTCGGCGTGATCTTTGCGATCCGCATATATTTATCAATGACCACCTCCGCAGATGGCACTTCCGCCTTCGCCGCCCAGTCCACTGTGAACGGGTAGCGGAAGGTTGCGCTCTGCCCGAACGTGTCGTATACCTTGCCGATCAGGTAGTACAGACAGCCATCGTCGAGACTTCCCACCAGATCGTCCGCCGTGATCGTCAGAGTACCTTCGCCGGCGATCGTCACCGTGGCGATGCTCTCGCCCTCGAAGCCATCGAAGTCCTTCTCGTCTGGTCTGTCGATGTGGTAGTCTTCGCCCCTGACCACGGACAGCACCGTCGTGCCGTTGTCGCCTGCGCCGGTGATGTTTGCGGTGATCGGCATGGCGCTCACGACTGGCGTTGAAATTGAGTCAATGGTGTTTGTCCTAGTAGTGACGATCTTGTCATCACCGTTCCATGTGATCTCTGTCGTCGTTCTGGTTCCGCGCATGTATTGCTGATACGCGCTCGTGTCATATCCATTTGTTAGCGTTCTGGCGCTCGACGATTCCCACCCATCCGTCGTTACAGTACCGTCTGCATGGTATGTCGTCTCGTGTACTTCTACCGCTCCGCCGATCGAACCGCCTTCGCTGATCGAGGATCCTGTCAGCGCAATCGTGCACGGCTCAGCCACATATAGGCTGACAGGCTCCGACCAAGCGGACTGCACGCCTGCCTCGGAAGTCGTCCGGACTGCCATGTAATAGGTCTGTCCGGTCTCCCAGTCGTAGGTAATCTCTACGTTCTGCCCGCTGTCTACGTGTGCAATGACGTCACCGTAGACCGGAGTGCTGCCGTTGTAGGTGACCATGCGGACCTCGGCGTAGGACTGAGCTACACCGTCAGCAGAGCTGTATGCCCACCGCGCTATCACGCTGTCGCCCTCGTTGATCACGGACTTGCTCAGCGTCAGCACCGGCCTGTCCGGAACGCCGGTCAGGTCATAGGTCCGGACCGCGGACCACGGGCCGACCACTTCGTCGTCCGTCGATGCGTTGATCAGCCTTACCCGGAAGTAGTACCGTTTGCAGGTCTCAAGGCCGGCCACGACCCAGCTGGTCACCATGCTGTCGACGACCGTGTAGTCCTTCGGCTCTTCCGTGGACTCCCATGCCTCCGGATACTCCGACCAGGACAGCTCCGCCTGTGTGGCGTCTTCCCATGCCCATGTCCAGGACACCCGGACGGTCTCATCTCTGGGGCCTTCTGTCACCGTCACCTCGGGAGCCACCGCGGCGATGTCGGAGTCGATCACAGAGTCGGACCGCATCAGGACGTTGGCGAGTACCGCGCCGTTGTACGTGCCCACGAAGGCGTACGCCCCGAAGCATGTAGCACTCGCGCCTACGATCTCCGACACCGTGAAGGACGCCGTGGTGGTGCCCCTCGGCAGGATCCCGATCAGCCGGTCGTTCCCCGGATCGTCCTCGGACCGGAAGAAGATCGCAGTACTTGCCGCTTCGCAGTCCGTCTCTTCCGTGATAGTGATGCTGACCGCGCCTGTCGTTGTGTTGGGGTTGGCAGTGATAGTCGGCGCCGCGAGCGTGCCGGTCTGGGCCAGCAGGGCATTGCTGTAGATCCCGTTGCTGTCATCATCGTGCCAGCTCTTGATGCGCACCCACAGGCACTCATCGAAGCCGATCACGTCGTCTACGTTGATCACGACCTTGTCATAGGTGCCGTTCGCGGCCACGGTGATGGCGTCATCCCACCCGCTTGTGGGCGGTGTCAGAGCCGTGTCGGTGGGCGTGCCGATCGCGTATTGCACGTTGATCTCATCGATCGGGTGCTGATCGTCGTGCGCGCCGTTCCATTCAGCCGTCAGCCTCGTGATCGTCCCGACTGTCTCGGCGGACGCGCTCAGCAGCTCCGGAACAGCCGGGACGCCATACGCATGATGCTCCGTCACCCATGCCGACGCCCCTGCAGGACCGACGGACTGCACCCGGAACCACCGGACCAGATTGCTGTCCGCCAGCGCTTCGGTGTCCTCCGGAACTGTCTGGGATCCGGAAGCCGTGCCAGTCGTGACCGCGCCCCAGTCAGCCTCCGCGGGTTCACCCATGCGGCTGATCGCGCAGGTCTGTACGTTCACGTGGCTGAAAATCGCCGCGCTCGTGTCGCTTGTGGACGTGTTCCACGTAAAGGTTCCGCTGTTGGAGTTGATGTTGTCGTATTCAAGCTTGGGAAGCTCCGGAACGGTAGCCGCCCAGGTCCCGGAGGTGGCCCATGCGGACCACCCCGGGTTCTTCTTTTTGATCTTCTTTTTCTGATTTCCCCTGACACGGAACGCGAGCCGCTTGATGTCCGATCCGGTCAGAGTAGCGCTCGTGGCGGTCATGCCGATGCTGATCCCGGTCCAGGCTCCGCCATTCTTTTGGTACTGGAGCTGCTGACCGTTGGCATAGTCAGAGCCCGCTATGCGCCACTTCATCGTGAACGTGGTGCCCGATCTCGATATGGATAAGCCCGTCGGGGCCTTAGTCTTTGCCATGTGTTCAGCTCCTTAACTTCTGCTTCAGTTCCTCGGCGAACGCGTCCGCGAATGCGGCAGGGTCTCTTGCGCCGCTGACCGTGATGTAGTTCACGATCTGTGCACCACTCTGGCCCGCCCCGATCATCCGCGCGATCGGCGCCGTGTCCACGTTGACCACCGGGCTGTTGTTGATCACCGGAGCGCTCATCTGATCAGCCACGGCAGCGTATCTGGCCGCGCTGTAGGTGGACCGCGCCATGACAGCCGCAGCGTGCTGTGCCGGCGCCGTGTTCTCGGTAATACCTGCAGCCACAGCAAGCGGGATGTTTTTGCCGAGTTCATCCTTAAAGATACCTGTTGGGGATCTCTGCCCGATCGCTGCCTTGGCCTGCTTGTAGGCCTCCACAGCCATGTGGACGGCTGCGTTGATTGCCTCGCTCTGTCCGGCTCTGATGCCGGCAGCGAGAGCCGCAGCCATGTTGTGGCCCGTATCCCGGAAGGAATCCCGCCGGCCGTCTATGCCACTCTTGGCAGCAGCTGCCAGCTGTCTGCCGGCTGTGGTCGCTGCCGTCTTCCCAGAGTTCAGACCTGAGGCGTACTGCGTGCCCGCCGTGCTGCCGGACGTCTTGAAGTCTTCCTTCTTGCCGTCCATGGCACCGCTGGCCGCGTCTGCCGTGTCTCCTGCTGCGCTCTCGACCGCATCTGCGTTATCGGTCAGGCCCGTGCTGATCTCTTCGGCCGCAGCCTCACCGGCGTCCGCGCCTGCGCTTGACAGGGCATCCGTCAGCTGTCCGATCGCCGCCTGATACTCCTCCGCGGATCCTTCCATTCCTGCGGACAGGCCCGCCGGGATCTCCACGCCGCTCTGCTCCGCGATCTCATACAGCCCGCGGAAGGTACCCTGCAGCGAGTTGGTCAGCAGCTGCACCGCATCATATGCGGTGGTCTCACCACTCTGCAGGCCTTCGGCCAGTCCGTCAGGGATGGCCACGCCGGCCTCCTGCGCTGCCATGATGGCAGCATCAAGTTCCGGGGTCATGTCCTTGACGGATTCCCGCAGCCCGGTCCATTCGACCTTTGTGGATCCAAGCTGATTGGTGGCGATCTGATACGCCGTAAGGTTACCGGCGCAGTACTTAGCGATCTGATCGGACAGGTCGAGCCCGGCCGCCCACTGCCGACCCATCTCCGCGAAGAGCTCCGGAGCGTTGTCCTGCTCCATCGTCACGAACATGTGATGCCAGGTGTTCGCGGCATCCGTGCCCATGGCCTGCAGGGTGTTGATCAGATCCGGGCCGAGCTCGTCGCCGTACTCCGCGATGACCGCGGCCATTTCTTCTTTGTACTGCGTGATGCCGGCGGTCTGGCTCTGCAGGTTAGCCACCATCTGTTCAACGGTGATGTCCTCGCCGCCATCGAACGCGTCCCAGAGCGTCAGCTTCTTGCTGAGCGTATCTTTGATGGAGTTGTAACTGCTCTCATATGCGTCCCGGACCGTCTCCAGGGACTTCTTTTCCTGCTCCTCGGCCTTCTTCTGCTTCTCCGCAGCTTCGAGGACCCGATCACCGACCTCCTTCATGGCACCGGCGAACATTTCGCCGACCGCCTGTGCTCTGGTCTTGGCTTCGGTATTCTCCTCGGTGACCGCGGTGTTCTCTTCCGTGGCCTCGGTAGCGGTGTCTGTCTCTTCGGCGGTCTCTTCAGTGGCGTCCTTAGTGCCGAACAGGCCCTTCAGAAAGTCGGCGCCGGCCTTGACCGCGCCCTTGACCTCTTTGGCGTAGTCCGCGGTAGTCTTGGCGCCTTCATCCGTGGCCTCATTGCTCTCTTCCTGCGCAGCAGTCTCCTGCTCCACGAGAGCGTTCAGCTTATTAACCTCTTCCCCTGCAATGATTACGTTGTCGTTGGCATCGGCGCAGGCCTGGTTGGCGTCCTTCCAGTTGTAGTACAACCGGGTCAGCTCGTCGGCCATCATCCCAGTTTCGCCTACGTAGTTCTCGATCGCCATCGGATCAAGGGCGAAGTCACGCTCGAACAGGCCCTGCAGTACCCCGAGATCCATGCCGCCGGTGTAGTCGTTGAGCTGCTTCAGGGCTTCCTGGTAAGCGCTGGATGCGTCCGATGCTTCCAGCTGCGCCTCGGCCTGCTTCCTGTACGCCTCCTGCAGCATGTCGGAGTAGGCCTGGAACTTCATCTGCTGCTCGTAGGATGTGAGCAGCTTGTCCAGTTCTTCCCTGGTCAGCTTGATGGCTCCGGTCTCGGAATCATATGCATCGGCCAGCTCGGGGATAGATCCCTTCAGAGCGTTGACCGCCCGGTCTACCTGGAACTTCTCGAATCCGGAAAGCTTCTCGGCCGTGGTGGCCTTCTCCAGGACTGACCGATATGACTCGATCTCTCCGAGGTTCGTGCTGACGGTAAGATCTACATTGCCGACAGTTTCAAGTGACTGCCGGGTCTCATCGATCCGGTCGCGTACATTCGTCAGATACTCTTCAAGCTCACTCTTGGGCGGCGGCGTGAACGCATCTGTCAGGGCTCTCAGAACACTGGTAGCGCCGTCTGCAAGCGTGCCCAGAAGCGGAGCGATCGCCGCGCCGGCCGCGTTCTTGAACGCGTCTGTCTGGCTGCTGAGCCTCTGCAGGCTGTCGTCTACTTTCCCGAGTTTGTCCAGCGTGTCGGAAGACAGCACCGCACCCGCCTCATGTGCTTCATCTGCAAACTTCCGGAAGCCTTCCGAGCCGGTCTGGATCAGCGGATTAAGCTCCTGGGCGCTCTTGCCGAAGATCTGCATGGCGATTGCATCGGCTTCGGTCTCGTTCTCGATCTTGCCCAGGGCATCGATGCAGTCCCAGAAGACGTCTTCCGAGCTTCTCAGGTTGCCGTTGGCATCCGTGACCGCGACGCCCAGCTTCTGGTAGGCTTCCGCGTAAGCTTTGGATCCGGACTGTGCGGAGGCCATCGACTTGACGTTCTTGGCCAGTGCCTTCTCGACATCGGCCAGATCCGTGTCGATCAGCTCTGCGGCGTAGCGGTACTCCTGCAGCGTGTCCGTAGACAGCCCGGTCACCGTTGACGCCGTCAGGATCTCATCGGCATAGGCTGCTGCGGCCTTCCCAGCTTCGATCAGTGCCTTCGCGGCATCAACAGCCATGTCCGCAAGCTTCCGGGCAGCGTCCGCGGCAATATTGCCAAGAGCCACCTTCGCGACGTCTCCAAGGCTCTGAGACTCATCCGCGGCCTGTTTGGTCTGCCTGCCGTACTCATCTATTGACGAAGCGCACTTATCCGCGGATCTTTCCGCTTCATTCAGGTACCGGGCGTTGTCATCGACTTCGCGGTTCAGCTTCGCGACAGCGGTCTCTGCTCTGGTCTGTTCGAGCCTGTACTTGTTGATCTCGGAAGTGGCCCGAGCCTGGTTCTGTTCGCCCAGCTGCACCTTCCTGGCAAGGGCATCGACCGCCTTCTCCTGCTTGGCGTAAGCGTCGGTCCCTTTGTCCATCTTGGACAGGGCTTCCTGCGCGTCCTTCAACTGGTCGCGGTAGTCCTCGGTGCTGTCTGCTATTCTCTTCTGCTGTTTTTCGAGGGATTTGATCCTGGAATCGTAGAGCTGGACCTTCCGTTCGGCCTGCTCTAAGGTCTGGGTCAGGTTCTCCTGTTTTGCCCGGAGTGCTTCGATGCTGTTCGCCTGCCCCCGGAACTCTTCGGTGACCTTCTTGGACTCGGCATCCAGCTGCTTCAGGCTGCTGTTGACATCCTGGATGTCTTTTTTGAACTGGGCGCCGCCGTCGAGGCGGACGCTGGCTTTTAATGCATTGCTGTCTACCGGCATACCGCGCTCCTTCTATCGTCAAGGCAGCATAGACAACGGCATATAATCGTCTTCTGCCTTTTTCATTCCATTTACAGTCATGTATGCATCGTTCAGCAGGCTGAACTTCCGCAGCGTCAGATTCCATGCAGCGTCTTCCGTCATCCGGAACCGTGTCATGGCAATGATTAAGAATTTGGGGATCTCGATGATCCCGGAAGACTCCCCGTGCTCGGGTGCGTCCTCATCCGTTGGCTCCGGCATCGACTCCATCAGGGCGATCCGGATGGCCTCGCGCACGTCCTGCAGGCTCCCGCCGCCGGTCAGCGTGTTGGTCTTGAGGCTCTGCATGATGTCGGTCCGGGTCAGCTCTCCGCCGCACAGCGCATAGACGATATCGACCAGATACAGCAGTCCCTCAAGGGTATCTCTGCCGGCCTCGTCGATCATCTTGAAGATGCTGACCGCGGGGTGCATGAACTGCAGCTCGTCGATCGCCTTCAGCGTAAAAAGGAAGTGCCGGTCACTTCCGTCGAAGTTAACCGGCACGCCTTCGGGTCTTAGGTTGCTCATGCGCTGATCCCAGCCTGCTCCTGCAGCCATGCGACGGCGGCTGCCTCAGTGGTGAACAGCTTGGTGTGGCTGACCTTGTAGTTGGTATCCTGCGGAATGACATCCGCCTCGATCGTGGTGTGCGCGAAGGCGATGTTCTCCTGCTTGGTAGCATTTTCGTCATTCGGCTCACGGAACATGAGCTTCTTGTACCACTTTGCGACATACTGCTTCACGCCAGAAGCCATCTCTACGGACATCGCACCGACGCCGACATACGGTGCCTGATCGTCCGCCTTGACCTCCAGGCCGTTCTCGGCGCTGTAGGTGTGGCCGAGCAGGAACGCTCTCTCCTCAAGGGTCAGCTGGTTCGCCTCGATGGACAGCGTGCCGCCGCTCATCTCGTTCGCCACCTCCGCGACAACATCATCGCCGTAGTCCTTCACACTGGAGGTAGTCGGAGTGAAGTTGAACGTGGAGATCTTTCCGAACTGCGCGCCATCGGTGTAGGTGTCGTCTGCAGTCCATTTCGCATAAAACATCTTTCTAACGCCAATCTTAGCCATTAGATTCCTCACTTTCTGTGACTATGTCACATTCCCATGACAGCCCGTCCATGCCGTTGTCCGGATCGGACAGACTTATGATCGATGCAAAAGAAAAACCTGCTTCATGCAGCAGGTTCCTCACTCGATTCCGCATAGGCGTCTGGTTCTCGCCCTGCGGGAAGTAGTAGTTTAATCTCACCCAATAATGGATCTTGTCCGGGATATCGTCGCCCCAGTCGTCGCCACGGTCGTCCGTGATGTCATAGACGAAGTAGTGATCCTCCGGCCCGGTGTAGACCTTCGGATAGACCGGCGCGATGTCCCTCACAGCGCCCACCAGGAGCGCCCCGATGCTCATGACCTGCCTCCTGCCGAAGCAATGGCAGCGTCAATCTCGCGCTGCATCGCTTCCATGACCTTCGGCCTGGCATCGTTCAGCGCCTTCTGCATGAACGGGTGCGCAGCCTGACGGGCGGTGCCGTGTTCCAGGTACCATGCCTTGTCGGAGTTTCGGACAGCCTTTCCTTTTCCTCGCTTCACGCTTCCGCGCGGTGAGATGGTGACGGACGCGCCGCCCGCGCTTTTCTTCGCCGGCTGCATCTTGATGCTTTCGACAAGTTCGCCCGTGGCGTATCCGCGATCCGCAGCCAATTTCACGCCGTTCCGGATCTCTTCCTCGAGGATCTTACCGCCTGCCGTGACGGCAGCCTCGGCAGCCGCGGAAACGCTTACGGAGACTCTTTCGAGCTTCGCCGTGAATTCAGATAATCCGGTGAGTTCAAAACCTGAGCTCATGCGGTCACCCCCCTCCGTACCAGCTGCCCGGTCAGCTCTACCGTGCGGTTCCGGTCCTGATGGTATACACGCTTGAGATCGTACACATCGCCGGTCTCGCTGTCCGTGAAGGTGCTCCAGTTGGCCGGAAGCCCCTGAAGGTTCCGGGCCATGACGACGGCGACGACATCGGCGCTGTATCCGCGCTGCTCCGCGAGGATCTGGTCACCGCGCTGTGCGGACTGGATGCTGGCCGGGATCTCCCGGTACTTGGTGACCGTGGTCGGATACCCTTCCGCGTCCTGCGTGACCATGGACGACTCCGGGATCTTAATCGTCGTTGTCCACATCCCATGCACCTCCGTCCTCAAGCGACAGCTTCAGCACGTTCTTATGGAACAGGTCCAGATACTTCTGCGTATCCGTCCGGTCGTGCTCAATGTACGCGTTAACGTACAACGAGATCGTGTTCAGGATCCGCTTGTCGATGCCTTCCTCCACGAACATCGCTTCGGGCACGCCCCCGGTCAGCATATCTGCGACCGCGGCCTCCGCCAGATCCTTGACTTCCTGATCGTACGCTGTGACGCTCTCCGCATATCCCACTCGCTCCTTGATCCTGTCAAACCATGCCGCAATAAAGTCGTCCATCTTTTCAGTTCTAAAGGTGGCCAGCTCTTCCGTCGTCATTAGGATCACCTCATTTCTTCGCGGCCGGTTTCTTCGCTGCTGTATTCTTCGGCTTCTCTTCCGCTACCGCCTCGACAAGCCCCATATCGACCCACTTCTGCCCGAGGGCGTCCGTGATCTCCACGACGTCCCCCGGGTTGTAGTACTTGTCAAGGTAAAGCGGATTGATCGCTTTAACCTTCATGCGCGCCTCCGATCAGCCTTCTCCGCCTTCGCCTGCAGCAGCCTGAGCCGCCGGAGTCAGGGTCAGACGGACGACAGCGTCAGAGTCAATCACGACGAAGTCGTTGCGCTCAGTGACCTTGAAGTACACCAGATCGTTCTCGAACGCGCTGACGCTGTTCACGGTGGCAACGTCCGTGTTCTTGATGGTGTAGCCCTGCAGGTTGTACTTCCTCATGTACTCCTTGAAATCGCCGACGAAGAACGGATAGGATCCGCTTGCCGGGTTCGCCAGGATTGCATCCGGAACGACGAAGATCGGAAGAGATACAGCGCCGCAGGACAGACGAAGCTGGCCCGGGTTGGAGATGTCCGGAGTCAGGACATATCTCTTGTTTCCGTCCTTCAGGGTGTCGAGATAATTCAGGCCGCTGTCGTTGGTCACGATGGTCGCGCCTGCCTTGTAGGTCTGACCAAGAGTCACGTTGACCGCGTTCTTGATTCCGTCAAGGTCAGTGATCGCTACAGCCGCATTGGCCGCCGGAAGCGCCGCGAGGATCTGGGTGTTGGAAGTCTTGACGTCGCCCTTTGCGATCCAGTCGGCAAGGATTGCCGGAATGTTCGCGTCGGAGTCAGCCAGCAGCTCCTCGGTGGCGGAGAAGATCGCCGCGCGCTTGTCGCAGGAGTAGGTCACCTGAGTGAATGCCGGATCAGTGCCTGCACCGATCGCGGCTGCTTCCGCTACGGTCGCGAAGGCCGGAGACTCAGCCTTGGTCTGATAGACTCTGGAGCCGGTCGGCTCGGACACGTTCTCAACGGTGATCAGGGTCTCCATGTTGACCAGCGCGCTCTTGAACTGGTTGACCTGAGTCTGAATATCGGACGGTACAGTGTAGCCGCCGGCTGCCGGAGTGCCTTCGTTCATGTCGGCAAAACGCTTCCTCATGCTGTCCGCAAACTTCTCAAGGTCGGTCTTGTCGGCCGGCTTCGGATCCTGCGGAACGGGATTGACGTCCTCCAGCTTCTTCAGGTTCTCGAACTTAGCCTGCAGGGCTTCCAGCTCATCCATCTTCACCTGCGCCTCGGCATCCTTACCCTCGGCATACAGGTTCTTGACTTCATCCTTCATGTTGTTGATGCTCTCAAGCATCTCTCTGAGTTCTTTGCTCATGTGTTTACCTCATCTTTCTGTCAGAGCGTGATGCCGAGCATCCGCATTCTGACTGCTGCATGTTCATGTGCTTTTATGTCTTCCGTATCCGGTTCCGGCTCCGGTTCGGGTGAGACCGGCATCTTGGCCTTGATCTGCTCAGTGAGCGAGTTGATCACGTGGTGCGGGTTGTAGGCCGCAGCCACCAGCCCGTCTTCTGTGCTGTCCGCGTACAGGATCCCGTCCGCGAAGCCCAGCTCGACCGCCTTCTTCGCGTTCATCCAGGTGCCGTCATCCTGCATGAGCCTCGCCAACTCATCGCGGGATCGTCCCGTCTTCTGCTCATAGGCGTTCAGGATCGACTCCTTGACCTCCTTCAGCACCTTGATGGCTTCCTTCATGTCGCTCTCGTTGCCCCATGCCATCGTGCTCGGATCGTGGATCATCATCAGAGCCGTGGGCGCCATATAGGTCTCATCGCCGGCCATGGCCACGACAGACGCAGCGGACGCCGCCAGCGCGTCGATCTTGACCGTGATCTTGTCGCCGTATTCCTTCAGCATCGTGTAGATCTGCGATGCCGCGAACACGTCGCCGCCCGGGCTGTTGATCCAGACGGTCAGGGGCCCGCTTACCTGCTGAAGCTCCTCACGAAATTCCGCGGGTGTGGCCTCATCGCCCCACCAGCTCTCCTCGCTGATCGGGCCTTCAAGTCGCAGTTCGTAGCCGTCTACGCTGCCCGGGTCCTGATCCTTGATCTTTATAAAATCCCAAAACTTCTTCTTCATCCGTTCTCACCTCCTCCCGAAGACGAATACTGCTGCCCGACCATGGTGATCGGGATGTAGTTACCATTCATGACGAGGACGTCGCCGCCTTCCTCTGCCGGAAGCTGAAGGAGGTCGCGTGCCTCATTAGGCGTGTATACGCCGTTGTTGACGTAGCCACAGATGATCTCCTGCTGTGTCCTGGAGTCCGTTCGCAGGATGGCCTTCTCGTTGAACTTGTACCAGTAGCCCTCCTGCAGCTTCAGGTCATCCAGCACCTTGGCGTTCAGCTCTTCCTCATACGCCTTCATGCGGTACGCCATGGTGTCGACCAGGAACGCCAGCTGCTGCATCTCTGCGGAGCTGTACGATGCCTTGTCGAAGTCGTTCAGCTGGTTCGGTTTGATGCCGAAGGCCGCCGCGATCTGCAGCGCGCTGTACTTGCGCAGCTCCAGGAACTGGGCGTCGGCCAGCGACACATTCAGAGGCACCAGCCTCAGGCCTGCGGGTACCGGAACGATCCGGCCGGCGTTCCTCGCGCCGGACAGATACTCCTCATACTTCTGCTGCAGCTTCGCCCTGCGGTTCGCGTCCAGATCGTCGGTGTACTCCAGAGCCATCGACGCGGTCAGGCCCTGCTTGTAGAGCTTCTCCATGAACCGCTGCGATTCTCTGGCGCCGTCGACCATGTCGCCCAGGATCTGCCGGACAGGCTTGCCCAGGATCCCATTGAAGCTGTAGGACGTCTTCACGTGGATAATGTCCTCCTGCGGGAAGACGTAGGACTCTCCGCTGTATTCATCCTGGTAGTTGTAGTAGATCTTGCCCTTGTCCTGGAAGACGCCGGCGTTGTCCATTACCACGCTGACCTGCTTGCTGGGGAGCACCCACAGTGCGATCGGCTTGAGATCTCCGCCGTACCGCTGCGGAGTAAACTGGCGCTGGATCCAGATGTAGCCGTTCCCATGGTGCTGGCAATTCAATTCACAGGCAGTAAAAAGGGCCGTCGGCGTCATGACCGGGTTAGGTCTGACCGTCAACAGCCTTGTCATATCGTCCGGGTCTGCCCGGATTTTTCCTTTGTCAGTTTCCTGGTAGTACTTGAGGGGCAGCTTTCCGATCGTCTCCGACATCATCTTCAAGCAAGTGAAGTAGGTCACTTCGCTCAGCTTGTCCTTGGTGGTGTCGATCCCGAGCCACTCGGCAAGCTCATGGTCTGCCGTGGTGACCGTCTTTCCGCTGTCCCAGAAGCGTCTCCAGGAATCCATGAACCTTGACCAGATTCCCATAGTTACCTCCGTCAGTCAAAATCGCCGTCAAGGAAGGAATCAATGGCGGCGAGGTTGTTGATCACAAAAACGTGATACATAGCTAACTTATATGCGCACAGAACGGCATCGACCGGGTCGATCCGTTTTGTGGTGGCATCCTTATCGATCTTGATGAGCCCGTTGTTCTTCCGGACCGCCGCGTTGCTCATCGCGTAGTTCAGCAGCGGGTTCCTCTGGTAGTAGATGTTCCCGCTGTATACCTGTTCGCGGAATCCCTGCGTGGACTCGTTCAGGCTCTTATGCGACTGGAAGACCTCCACGACGTCATAGCCCTGGTTCGACAGCTGCATCATCAGCAGCGATGCGTTCGCCGGATCGAAGCACAGGCTCTCTATGTGCCAGTCATGCGCGGCGCAGGTGTCCAGCACGTACTTCATGACCGCGTCCTGGTCAACGATCGGCGTGTCCGTGACCGTCAGGAAGCCTTCCCGCTCCCATGCGTCATATGGCACCTTGTCCTTCGCGATCCGCTCCGCCAGCTTCTCCCGGTTCGGGATGAACGAGTGACTGTACACGATGTACTGCGGCACCGGCGTCCGGTCCTCGTCGACCTTGTCCGATATGAACGGGATCACGAATGCGACGGAGGTTAAGTCAACCTTCGCCGACATATCGAAGCCTACATATACGGATCTGCCCTTCGTGTCGATCGGCAACTGGTCCACCTGGCAGGCCTTCCACTTGGCCATGTCCATGTAGCCGGACTCGCGCGCCTGTACCCAGACGTTCATGCACTTAGTCAGGAACGCCGTCATCTTCTCGGGCATCTGCTGCGCGAGCTCGCACTCTTCCCGGATCTTCTGGATGCCTTCCGGATAGGTGGCCCTGATCGGGTTTGCCTTCAGCCACAGATCCTCGTTTGCCACGTTCGCCGGATCCGCGTAGTCCTCCGGATCCAGTTCGCATATGTCGATCAGGTACTGGTCGTTCTGCACGTCCACATCCGGATCGAGGATCCTGCTGCAGTACGCGTACTCCTGTGTATAGCATGGATACGTGAGATCCCTGCCGGCCGTCGTGATGATCATGACCAGCGGTTCCTTTGTGTTGCCGCCAAGGCCAAGGTCGTAGAACTCTGTGGTCGGGTGCTGATGGTATTCGTCGATGACCAGCAGCGCCGGGTTTGACCCATCGCCTGATCTGCCGTCATCCTTCGACAGCGGACGCATGAACGATCCGGTCTTCGGGTGGATGATCTGCGCTTTGTTCACGGTGAACTTTGTCGCGAGTGGGGAGCCTTTCAGCATCAGCCCGGCCTCGGCGAACACGATCTTTGACTGATCGCGCTTGACACCGGCCGTGTAGACCTCCGCCACTTCCTTGTTCCGGGTTGCCGTCACGCTCATTTCATACAGAGCGATCCCGCCCTCTTCCTGAGACTTGGCGTTCTTACGGGCAACCTCAACGAACGATTTCCGAAACCTTCGCCTGCCCTGATCGTCCCGCCATCCGTACATCTGGCACAGATGGAATTGCTGCCACGGCGTCAGCTCGATCGGCTGACCGGCGAGCACGCCTTTACTGTGACGCAGCAGGCGGAACCAGTCGATGATCTTCTGGGCTTCCTGTTCGTCCCAGTGATACGGGAAGGATCCCTTCTGTGCCGCTTCCCAGTCCCACAGGAACCTCTGACACGCCCACTTGTGCTTGCGCCCGGAGACGATCCTCCCGGCGATGCAGTCGTGTGCGTATTGCAGGATGGTCTCAGATGGCACCGAATTCGGACTCAATCTGTTCCTCCTGCTTCTTCATCTTCGTGGCTGCCCATTTCAGCCGGCTCTGGATCGTCAGTCCGCACTGGTCAGCCGCCTTCCGGAAGGCCTCCTGGTACTTCAGCTGCACATTGATCAGCGGATTCTCCTTCAGCCCGGTCGGGCTTTCTATGGTCAAGGGCTGCCCCCGTAGCGCCCGCGTCGCTTCGACATACTTACTGTACGCATTGCAGTACGCCACCAGATTCGAGATATCCAGCCGCCCGACAATGTCCATTTTCTTCAACTCGGGGACAACCCTCTTCCATTCCTTCTTCGCCTTTGTGTCGAGCAGGTCCTGCGGCAGCCTGTCCAGGTCGGCAGGATCCTGCACGATCATGGCCGACTGGGTCCGCTTCTCCGTCTGGGCCTTCTTCGTCAGATCACCCTCGGTAATTTCTAATATTTTGCGATTTCTACCCATTTTCGACCATTTTCCTCCGAAAAATGCGCGTTTTCGACCTTTTAACTACAAAATTGCAAAAAGAAGCCTCCATCCGCGGTCAATCCCCTTCCTAAAATACTTTTTCGACCGCCCCCTGGGGCCCCTTCTCGCCGCTCCGGAGCTATTCACCAAATCTCACCGGTTGAATGCTCTGCCCGGTAGTCCGTCAGAATTTTTTTCAAGCGGGGTGCCATGACCTTCGTTCCAAGCGCGGAATATTCCCGCTCGATCATGCTGTGCGTATCATGATGAAGGCTCATCAGGTTCCCGGAGTCAAGCCGCCGGTTCCAGTCTTCCCGCAGCGGAATGATGTGGTGGACCGTGTCCGCCGGGATCACCTTGCCCTGTGTCATGTACATGTAGACATCTATGTGCTGGTCTATGTTCAGGATCCGCTGACGCGTCTGGATCCACGCCGGCGATCTGTAGAAGTCTGTCGCCTTCCGATCTCGCTGGTGCCGATCGTACTGCCGATCTGACTCCGCCTTGCGGATCTTCTGACAGCTGCACGTTGTTCCCTCGGGGATCCGCTTCCCGCATCTGGTACAGATCTTATAGATCATGGTGCCCAGTCCCCTCCCCCTGTGTCACGGCATAAAGAAGCGGCATGGACTTAGGGAGAGATCCATGCCGCTCGTTGCAGGGAATTGACCCAAGCAACTGTTTAGCCTTGATGCCACCGCACAGGATGCCGGAACCTTGACGTCGATCAGCCGATTGCTGACCGGATCTTGCTGGTTAAATGAAAGGAGGAATTCCACCGACCGGATGGGAACAGGATAAGAAAGCTTGGCGAAATAACTCTCGCTCCCACAGGTTCCGTACATTGTGCGGGATGTTGTTCATACTTTTGCACCTACATCATATCACAGGCCTTTAGTGTTATTCTGTGTTAAGTTTCGCCCAGACTGTCCTGGCCTCGCTGATCGCCTTACCGTGCAGGGATCCCTTCACGTGGTCGAGGCTGTATCCCATATCCTGCGCCACACTTTCCCATTTGGACAGCTCGCGATCCGTGCCGAGGTACCGCAGCGTGATCAGCTGCCGGCACTCGGACGTAGGCATCTGGCTGACCAGGTCGACCGCAAGATTGACATCGCTGGCAAGCGCCGCGATCATGTGGTCCAGCTTGTCCTGGATCTCATACAGATCGCCGGCAGTTTCGCTCATCCGATCCTGAGGAGACGTCTGCACCTTATCGAGATCATACCGGATCCCGGATG